TCATGCCCCCCCCCTACGGAAAGCAGCACATACAGCTTGAGATTCTTCACATGCGCACAATATTCTCATTAGAATATCCATTTCTCTTTAACTTCAAAATCATCAATTAAGATTTGCGGCGTTACGATATCGTTCCAAACATTCTTTTGACAAGTTCCAACAATGGTAAGACAAGTATTTGGTTGAATAAAACGCTCGTACTCCTCTTCACTCGATTGAAATTTCATAAAGTCAACACCGTTACAACTAATCTTTAAAG